TTGGTCGTGTAAATACTATCAGCCACGCGCAGTTCAATGGCTTCCGAAGACGTAGTCGCGCCTTCCGTGACCATATGTTGCATGTTCTCGCCCAAAATGACGCTGTAAAATCGGTCGGCCAAAATAGTTCTCCTTAAACCACGTACTTCAGTTTCATGGAATAGGTGCCGGCGGCGGAGGCGGCGGCGACGGCCTTCAGGCAAATGTCATAGTCGCGCATGGGATCAACCGTCAACGCCAGTAATTCCCACAACCGTTTCTCCACATTGACGATATCAGTCGCGGTCGTTTCCAGAAGAACTTCGGTAAAAACCGTGGCGCTGGTGGATAAGTCTACCGCGTCCGCGAAGATGTTTTCATTCACCAAAGCTCCGCCATTGGCGGCAGTCTGCCAGACACCCACATTCACATCGGTTGATCCGGTCACGGCATCGCTTGCCAGCAAGATTGATGTCACCCGGCAATTTGACGGCACCCGCACCATGCGATAGATGGAATCATTATCGTCAGCGGCAGCGGCTTCCACCGTGCCGACCGTCTCATATAGGGTGCCTTTGGAGATATAATCGCTGGTCAATACCTTAGGATCGGCATCAGCATTGGTAATGAAAGTGCTTTTAGTGTTGGCTACCGCCATGTTAATTCTCCACGTTAAGTATAATTGCTAAGTATATGATTACGCACGATAACTTTCGATATTATATACCTTGTCTTCTTCCAGCCGGGTCGCGCCGCAGGTCATCTTGACATAGGCTTGCCACGGTTCGCTCTGGATGTCATTGCGCACCGTAATTGAAGCCTGTATTTCATTCCACACGCCCAAGTGCATCCCTGATTTTGCCCACACCGGCACATCCACTTCATTCGTACCGGCAGCCACGCTTTCAATCAGTTCGCAATAAATGAAATTCATGCCGAGGAAACGGGTCAACTTTCCGTCCTGCAAAACCGGGGTGTCCCTCTGATTGAAGTCAGAGGATACCATCTGGATATCCTCCAGCAAAGAGGATTCGTCTTTGGCGGTCAGGCCGATATAGACCGGATCGTTGTCAAAATCCACAAAATTCGCCCGCATCAATTCCTTGACGGCCTTGAGCTTGGCGACATTGAGCCTGGAATTAGCGCCGCCCACGGCAACATCCACTTCATTGGCGGCGGTAAAAATGGTGCTGCCCGCACCGGCAACGCCGGTTTTGGCGGCGGCAGTAAAGGCCTCAATAATCAAACGATCTTTCTGCCGGCCCGCAGCTAAAACAGCCGCTTTCACATAACTGCTACCGGGATCGGTCAGAAGGCGCAATTTATCGAAGCTGTCTATCAACTGCGGTAAATCCCAGTCACTAGGCGATACCCACCGGCGGGAAAGTGCGGCATCCACGCGCGGCATCGGCGCAAAGCGCGAGGTGACGGCTTGCATTTCAATTAATCCAACCTGATCCACCGGCGATGCTGATGTGCCGACATACGAACCCGTAGATACGGCAGCGGCGAGCTTGGAACCCATCTGCTGTAACAACAGATCGATATTGGTGGAATATTGCTGGACATACCAGTTCGGGACATTAGCGGACATAGCCATCTCCAAAAAATGTTAGACAACAACAGTTTTCGAGTCAGCTTGTCCGCGTTAAACGGGGCTTCTTCATGCTCCTGCGCAGAGCGGCGTGCCTGCTTTCAGGCGGTCAGCGGGTCAGTGACGATTGTCCGCGTGGTGCTGTTTTACTCAACAACTTATGGATTGCTCCGGTTGTTATGTGCAACTGTAGACACCCATTTTTAGTTTGTCAAGTGGTATCTGGATAAGCCCATTTATTAAGGGTCTCCATTTCCATCTTGGCTTGTACATTGCCGGATGTATAGCGTTTCACAAAATCAGTATCTTCGCGCAATAAATTGATTTTGCGCTTGGCCTGTTCCGGGGTCAGAATGCCGGAACCGAAATCGGGGGCGGTTTCGCCGGTAATAAAATCCGCCTCACCCATCTTGGCCCCGAGATTATAGATAAACTCCATCGCCCGCCCCGGCCCCAGCGCGGTACGTAGACCCAGCAAGTCGTCCTTGGTCAGGCCGAGCGAGGTCGCCGCCTGATCAACAATTTTCGTATTCTGCTCGTAAGCTGCGCCCCATTTGGTTTTAAGAGCGGCAACCGCTTCATTGGCGGCGCTTTGCGATTTTTGCGTTTCGCCCTCGCGTATGGTCTTGGCATAATCATTCCAGTCCGTTGCCAGTCCTTCCGCCTGTTTTGCCGATAGACCGTGTTTATGAAACCAGGTCGCGGCGGTCTTGGAAAAAGCGGCATCCTCGCCTTCCGGCACCGGAATTTTGTAGCCATCCGGTTTTTCCGGTCGCCCCAGCCGGTTATAAATAACGTCCATCTCCGCGCCTTCGAGTTTTTCCGGCAGTTTGATGATGCGTTCCGCCGGGACGCCGTGGAGTTTTTCAAGGTTCTGATAACTGGTGATCACATCGGCGTTCCCTTTCCAGCCTTTCTTTTCGACAAAGCCGAGTGTTTCTTGCGGCAGTCCGTCCGTCCAGACGGGGGCCGTGGTGGTGGTGTCTTGTGTAGTAGTCTCTGCTGTAGTAGTCTCTGCTGTAGTTGTCGCGGATGCGGCTACGAGTGGTTCAGTCATCTATGTTTCTCCCATAAAGTTTATACAACTGATCTTCGGTTAAATTTATGTGTTCAAATATTCTTAATATGACCTCTCTTCTGCCGTCCAGTTTATCCGACAATGCCGGATTTGCGTTCCACGTGGAACTGTGGGCGCGGCAAAAACGCGCCAGGTCTTTTAATACGGCTTCTCCGGCAGGTCCGGTAAAAACGGTAATATACGCCTGTCTGCGGCTGCGGAGAAATGTTTTTACAACCTCCGGTATGTTCATGCTTTAGCCAGCGCTGCCCCGCCTTTCATGGCGGCGGCAATACCGGGCAAGGCTTGTGACAATTCCGCTGCCTGTTTGGCCTGTTCGCGGCTGTCGCGGATCGCGCCAATCGCTTCCACGGAGCGCATCCAGCGCGTTGGCACACCGTTGATATCGGACATTTCCGGGATGATGATGTCCCAGTCATAGTGATCGAGCGGCGCCGGGTCTTGCGTGACTTCGACGATGCGCAGTGTGGCGTCCATCGAGCGGATCAGTCCCGCCGCCTCGCCGCTGCGTTGAATCCGCGATAACGGCGAGTCAAATACGATTTTGTATTCGCCACGGGCTTCGATGAGTTCCGGCGGCATGGGCGGGATCAGGCGTTGTTCCGAGAGTACGTCAAGCTCGCGCTCGAACATCGGCCCCAGGTATTCGGCTTGCTGCCGTCCCAGCACCGGGGCCAGTAAAATGCCTTTCTCACGCGCTTCCTCGATCACCTGCGTTGCTGTCTTTTGCGGCGAATCCACCAGAATCCTGAATAATGTCACCAGAAAGGCGTCGTTGATGATCGCCCGTTCATCATCCATCAATTCCTTGCACACGGCGATATTGCCGGTCGGGAGCGTGCCGACCAGGGCGCGGCCTTCCGCCGACATACCGCCCGCAATCACTGATCCGGGCCTGAGGCTCGCAGTATCCAGTACGCCGTCATCATGGGTGAGCAGTATCGGATCGGTTTGACGATGCCCCTGTTTTAATATGGTTTTCTTTTCTTCGTTCAAGGTCTTGATGGCGGGCAAGACATCCATTGCCGGAGAACGGCCATAGACCTCATTCGGCGCCTGTTCATAGCGGGAGATGGCATAGGGGAAAGAATTATAACCACCTTCTTCCATCATTTTTTTGCCTTCAATCAGGACGTAATAAGAAGCGATGGGCATCCCTTTGTTATCGCGCCGCGCCGGATCATATTCTTTGCGCGACTTGACGCAGTGCAGTAAAAACACATTATCTTCCGGGTGGGTAATCAATCTGCTTTTCAGGCTGTCCGGCAATTGCCCCGGCCAGCGTTGTTCGATCTGGCGGATGGTCAGCGAGAAATAACGGATGCACTTGTCGACGATGCCCTGATGGTTCTCGAAAAAATAGATTTCCGATAGGTGGATATTGCGATAACGGATGCCGGGTTGACCGGCAAGCCGGTCTACAAACATCGGGCCGGAGCCGAATGCCCCCAGTGATTTATAGCCTTGTTGATTTTGACTGACAAAATTCGACTGCGGCGCATAGCGGTATTTAAACAGCGCCGTATTGATCTCATCAAAATAGAGTTTTACGCGGCGGCTTTTATTGAGTGCCGGGAGCGAAGCCACCGGGCGCGACCAGATTTCGTTGCGGGGGGTAATGGTGGAATCGAGGATGGCGCCGAAGCGGGTCAGCGCAATGGCGGCTGTGGAATCATAAAGTTCACGATTGCGTTTTTCACCGGTCGTTGACAGCATGCCCTGGGCGGCAAAGGCCGTCCATTGCGAGGGCCAGATGCGTTCCGAGATTTCCCGCCAATGGCTGTCCCAGTTGGCGCGCTTGCTTTTCGCTTGCTCGAATTCGCGGATGATACTATCGGCTTCTTCTTCCGCGTTTTTAGGCAATGCCATTTTATGATCCTAAAAGAATGCGTCTAGCGGAGTATTCGTCATCCAGCACCCCCTGCCCGTCCGTGAATATAGTCGAAGCGCGGCCACGGGCCTTGCGTTCCTGCTCCGCAGCTTCCTGCATCCGCCGCGCCGTTTCCGCCGAAGTGTCCGGCGCGGGCGGCTTTGGCGGCGGCGGCGGTGATTTTGGTTTGCCGAATAAAAATCCCATAATCCCTCCTAACTGAACAGTGGGTAATCAATATTATAATTCATAACTTTCATTCCGTGCGGGCCTTTGCCCAATGTTACATTACGATCTTCGCCGGCCGCAAGCAAATCATAATGCAGCGCCTCGACCACATGCGAAAAAATATTCTTGTCCGCCACATCGCGGAAATGATCGCCGCTGGCTTGGATGCGTTTGAACTGATAGCCGCCCATCAAGCCCTTGCGCAGCATCTTGCAGCGCGGGTGAATGAGAATGGCCGGTTCGCCGTCGATGATGGTGCGCAATAGAAAATCCAGCGCCTCGCGCCGGCGCGTCGGATCATTGGTCGGCGCCGGTTTGCAATTTTTAAAGCCCGCCGTGCGCATGATGGAAAAGCAGGTGCTTTCGTCCGGGTTCATGGCGTCACCGGCCGGATCGCCGCTGAAACTCGCAATCGGGAAATCGGCATATTCCGTGGAAAGTTTACGCTTGAACTCCTCGGCAAACGTGGTGATGCCCATGCGCTCCGAGGTATATTCATCATGCACCAGCCAGCGGCCATTCGGTAGTCTTTGCGTGATGACCCCCGCCGGGGTCAGCCCCCAATCGGCGCCGCAGCGGATCGGCAAGCCTTTAATCAATGGAAATTCACGGCAATGCGTAGATTCGCGGTAGCCGGGATGGACCGCCAGCCCGTCCATCGAGAAGCCGTATTCGCCGTGGACGTAGATTTTAATATGATCTTCAGTCTTGCCGGCCTGGGCGAATTGATAATAACCTTTGCGCAGGTTGCCGGTATTTTCTGCTTGTGCGGACACCCCGCTCGGTTGCGCATGAAACGACATCAATTTCTGGTTTTCTTGCAGCACATGAACGGCCCGCAATTCCTCTTCAGCCTTGTGCATGGAGGCCAGCATCTGCCGGTTGCGCTCCGTGCTCTGGTCCTCTTCGGCGAGGCAATACCACCAGTGCTCGGTATCGGGCGAATTGGTGTCCATCAATAACTGTACATTGGCCGCGCCGCCGTCGCGTTCCGCCGGGTAGCGCCCGATGCGTTCCGTCAGTCCGTCAATGACGGCCTTCGGGATTTCCCGCGCCTCGTTCACCCAGCAATCGGACAATTCCATCGACAGGACTTTATGCACGTCCTCCGGCGAATCCAGCGCCACAAACAACACCTCCCACTCGAATTTATTGCGCAGGTCTTTGATGTAATGGCGCGGCGGGCCGTTGTCGCGCCAATGGCCGATAGTTTTCGGCATCCATTGCTCCCACGATTTGATGGTCGTTGTTTTTAATTCCGGCATCGTGTTCCTGATAATGGCCGTGCGCCTGCGTTTCCAGCCATCAGGCCCGTGCGTCTGTGTCTGCGCGTTTTTGATGAGTTTGATGATGGAAGCAGTGGATTTACCGGATCCAATGGGGCCGCGTATGCCGCAAATAAACGCATCATCATGCAGATAACGCTCAGCGACGGGGCCGGGGGGCTTGTAATCAATAACGAGATCGGCCATCAGATCAATTCTTCCGTTTCCGCCTGAATAATGACTGGCTGCGCGCAGGCCGGCGGCTGATTGAGGCTTTGAATGTTGATGATGATGGAATTGCCCGCGCCCTTGCCCTGATTTTCATCGCCAAACCGCTCTTTATCGAGTTTTCCGGCGAATTTATGCCGCGCATCCATTTGCACCCGCGCCACCGGCACTTCATCCTTGTCACCACAGCCATCCGCAATCAATATCGTCTCATGGTAATATTCGTCGGCGCGGATTTTGAGCGCGGCATCGTATTCCAGTGCGCGTTCCGGGTCGTTTGCCACCCATTGACAGAACGGGCGCACCGGCAAGCCCCAGCTTTCCGCGATTTGCTTCAAGGATTCCCCGTCCATGACGCGCTGACCCACAATGTTCATGGCATTGACCTCGTTTTTCACCAGTTCCAGGCGTTGCAGCGGCCCCAGGTGATCAGGAAAAACAAGTTGCTTATTTTTTCCGGCAAGTTCCGCGCGGCGGGCGCGTACTGCTTGCAGGGTCAGGGTGGTGGAGGGCATTAATGCACCGTTTTTGAGTAGACCTCAAGCATAGCATTGGGAATTAAAATCATCCCACCATCCAGAAACGTCACGATCAGCCCGGTGGGATGCGGCTCCAGAGCGATAATAATCTTGTCGAACTCAGCAAGGACTGCGTAATCTTCCAGCATGGCCTGAGTATGGCCAAAAAAAACCGCCAGTACAAGAGGAGGTTTGACTGGCGGCAAGATTACTGCAGGGGAAAAGCATTATGAAACAAGATAAGTATAACGCCTGCCCATAAAGAAAACAAT